AATCCTGTTGAGAAAGTGATATTAATGTGTCTTACTACTAAATGTGTGTCATCTAAGTTTAAAAAAAGTTCGTCTTACGCGGATTATTTAGACGAGGCGCTTTCAGAAAAACTAAATTTAATCTTGAGAAAAGAGGCTGCATTAAACTATAGTTTTGATGTTAAATTTAATAAAGCTAATTCACCTGGTGTTAAGTATAGTCTTGGAGAGGAACTAAAAGCAGAGAGACTTAAAATTCTTTCTCAGTTCGCAGATGATAAATTACTTATGATGGCTTATAAGGTACAAACTTTAAATGCTAACTGCGTACCTGGAAGAAAAGTTCGCCAAATAAGAAATAAGGCTGAAACTTTTATAACAGATCTAACAGACAGAGGAATTACTTTTGAGACTGAATCATTAGATCTGTTTAAAAAGAAATTAGTCAAAAGAGCTGTAAGATTGTATCTTCTACGCATGAAGCAAATTAGGTTTAAAATTCTTGCTACAGGAGATGCATCTAAGTATGAGAGTGATATGTTCATCCCAAAATATTAAGGGTTACACCTAATGAAAAATTTTTAAAATATAAAGATTTTTCCAGTAAGCTATGTGAGTACTTTTCACGTAACTATTTAAACTTTAAAGTTCCAAAGCCATTGCTTAAAGGGAAATTTTTTAAAAAGAATGCTGAGTTAAAGGTTCCATCACCTTCAAAGTCTAAAGGGAAATTAGAAAGGAAAATACGTAAGGTACATAAGCTTTATGGAGGTATTCCATTTATGTGTAAGCCTAATGAAATCCCTTTATTTTCTTATGATAAGAATGGTAAGCCAGTCAAAAAGAAAGTTAACTATGAAGGACAAGTTGCTACTGATGGATATAATTCTTTTAATATAGGTAGAAGCCCTATTAGGAATTCTACTCGGAAGCAAAGATTCAAAAAGCCTCCAACAATGGCTACAATTTCTTATGGGTTGAATGAGGATCTCTTTAATCATTTTGAATGTTACGTTGAGAAGGGTATAGTGTCACAAGGGTGCTATGATACCAATAAACACGTTTTAATCAGACAACTTACTCCAGAAAAAATTTATGGGGATCATTACTTGCATCCCACTGTTGAAAATTTAAGTAAATTTGATGATACAATTAAAACTGTTTTAAGAAAAATCAAAATGTATAACTCTATTGATACTATGTCAATGGATGATATGCTAGAGTGTTTCTTCGATAAAGAGAAGAAACCTGGATTTAGGTATGAAGAAGAGGCAAGCTTGTTTACTAAAGCAGATGCTGCTAAGCCAGCCTACGAAATAGCTAAGAAAAGGTGGGCTTATGCGTCAAAATTTAAGGGCAAGGATATCTCTATGCTTAATAGAGATAAAATGATTCCTGGATATTATTCTATTGGCGCTAGAGGAAAGCGTGATGTATCATATGATGAAGGAGATCTTGCTACATCTCGAGTTGTTCATATGCCTGAGTTTCATTGCGAGCTTACTTCAGCTCCTTGGTGTGATGAAATAACAAATGAAATAAAACATAAGTCTGACGGACCTATATATATAGGTAACAGTATTTTAGATTGGAGAAGGTTAAGGAAAGACCTGGTTGATTCTGCATTTGTATTAGAGGGCGATTGGAAAAGATTTGACTCTACCTTATACGTTAAAATGCTGACTATGGTTATTTCAATTTTTAGAACATTCTATGATCTTGATTCAAAATATATAGATCGTCATTTTATTTTATTATACGACACCTTGGTCTTTAAAGATTACCACTTAGTCGGTGGTAGAGTTGTTAGAGCGATACATGGGCTAGCTTCTGGCGTCAAATCTACGTCTTTGGTAAATAGTATAGCTAATTTAATTTCACTAGTTTATTGTATAGGGGCAAAAGAAAGCAAAAAATTCAACTTTATCGTCGGTGGAGATGATTTCTTGG